CATGATATTGCACATTATTTTGTATAATTATTAAATCAGAACATGCTTTTGGCTTCATATACACATGAGAAATAGTAATACCATCATTATTTTCTTTTTTATCATTAGAATCTAAACTTGTTATTTCCGAGTTTGAAATTTGGTTAGCCATTAAATAAATTATTATAAATTAATTATTTAATTTTTATTAAATCAATTTTATTGGTATGATAATAAAATTGATTGAATTATTTATTTTTATAGATTACTAAAATGCTAAAATATTATTTATGGTTGCTGATGATACTTGCAATAATTAATTATTTTGATTTAAAAAAACAAAAATTAATTAATAAAAACATGGAAAATACTAATACAACAATTAACAACTTTATCAACCCAGCAGATAGTTGCGAAGATTCTTTATCTTTGTTACGCAACATTTGTATAAAATATAAAGTACCTGATGAGAAGTGCAATAAGTTTATTAGAATGAGTCCGAAATTTGAGCACTTTATGTATTGTAAGAGCTTGAATAAGCTATATCTATCATATGAAGATTATCAACGGTATTATGCATCGTTAACATGTAATTTTAATATGCTTCAAAAATATAAATATGATGAAAAATAAATGGTTAATTGATTTATAAAAAAGAATATTAATCTTTATTTAAAAAAATGTGTAGCGATGAGAAATATACCAATCCAGATATTCCTGATGATCAAAGAGTAATGATTGCATCATTTTTTTGGTATAGCGAATATATTTCAAGTGATTATGAAAAAGATGCTTTTATTTTATAAAACAATGTATTGAAAATAAAAATATAAACTTAATAGGTCTAGACAAGAATGGTAAGAAGGGTGACAAACATTTAATAAATCTTATTTCTGCATGTTTTATTAGATATGCTGATTATATTTGTGAAGACTTTCAGGATGATGCTTTGCATTTATTAGATAGTGTAAATATTTTAGGTATAAGAATTGATAATATCGTTACTACAACAAATCATGAAGAGTTGCTTACTTCGCTTGCCAACGGCTGTTGAAAAGTATAGAAAAATGCTTACAAATTAATTAATGTTAATTAATGATTGTATAATTTTTGTGGTGATGATGCGTGTCTGTGTCGTTAGATGGCAGAAATGATGAATAATAGATATTAATAATATAAATCATAGACCATGAAAAACCTAGGAAGAAGGAGATGATAAATAGGAAAAGCAATAGTTTTTTAAGAAAGGCAAAACAGGTGTAAAAGAAACGGTATAAATAAGGATGATAAGAAGTGTCATTACAATTGTTGCACAAACTTGATAAAGAGTTTGTGCAATCATTGGGGAAGTTACAAGTGCAACAACAATTGGTAAAGCGTTGTGTGAGAGGATCTAAAGAAGGATCTACAGGAGAATTTAAAGAGGGATGTGTAGAGGTAATAAATTTGGGGGTGTTGAGGTTTGTATAAGATATCATTTAAAATTTAATTAATGTTTTAATTAAATTTTTTAAAAAGAAATCAATTAATATTTTTAGGATATTAAATCAATCTGACTATTTTTTTGCAACGATTAAATGAGAATATGCAGTATTTACACAGTATTATTTCTTTTTAATAACTTATATTTAGAACATGGATATGTTGTGTATATATTTATATAATCAATTGTATTATCTGTATCATTATTAGCAATAACTTCTTGTTCACAAGAATATCCACAATGTTCTATTATTTTTTTAATAATAAAATAATCTAATATAAATGGTATTTCAAATATTTGATTAATTTTATAATAATTAACAGAATTTGCTTGTTTACCATCTATTAATAATAATTCAATAGCTCTATTAAAAGAGAAATCTTTATTTGGTACATCGCTCAATGCTAATAATAAATCATGTTCTGAAAAAAAAATTGGTGTTTTATTGAAAGGTCTATCATATGGATAATTTGTTATTAACAAATTATCTTCTATATTATAATCAATATCAATATCAATCATTTCGTCAATGTCATCTATATGTTCATGCTGTTCGGGGAATGTATAATATTTTCTACAACTAAATCCTAAATAATTTAGGATCGCTTTCATAAAAGCATATTCGGTATAATTATTTACGAAAAGTGTATCTGAGTCACGATACTTATATTTTTTATTATTGTATAATAATTTAAAATCATTTTCATCAATTGAAATCTGATATAATCTATCATTATTTATGATTCTATCATAAGGATATGTTGTAATAACCTTTAATTTATTACGTGTGTCATTTTCATTTAAATCTAGATCATTATATTTTAAAGGTTCCCCACAATTATATCCAACAGATGTTACTATATTTTTGATAATTATATATTCTGATATATTTGTGAAAATAAAAATAGTATTATTATTTTCATTTATGCGTTTAATAGCAAATTTAAGAAATTCTTTTTCAGTAAATTTTAAAGGAATATTATTATTGTTAGCAGTTACCATTTTTAATTTAATAAATTAAATTAAAATAAATCAATTTTTATTTTAAACCTAAGATTTTATATTTGTTTATGCAATATAATCTTCGTCTCTTAATTTTTCTGCAATATGCAATTTCATTGCATGTGGATCTTTATAGTTATAATCATATTTAATTGTTATTAATGTGATTTCATTTTCATCACATAACTCTTGTTTTCTTATATCTCTTTGTTTTTGCTTTTCAAAGTTTTCAGGATTATTATTATGAAAGAACGGAATATACTTATAGTGTTGCTCTCCGTTATATTCGAAAGCTAAGTTCAACTCTTCATTATAACCATCCAATTCTAATTTTTCCATAAAAGAAGGTCTTACAGATAAAAATTTATATCCTGGTAATAATTCTTCAAATATTTGTCTACAGATTTCTTCACTACACCATCCATCACTACAACGAGGGCAAAAATTATATCTTCTGATATTATTATAATTAGCTTGCCAAACATGCCCTTCAGAACATCTCCAAACTGTTGGAGAAGAAGTATTAACATTACATGGAATTTCTTCAGAGTCATAAAAACCACCTTTACTTTTAGCCAATTCTTTATAATCATGTAAAGTTATTGGAATTCTATGCGCGCAAGTTGGACACCAATTTCCCTGATCAATACTATTATAACTTGCATTCCACGTGGCATGATTATATTCGCAAACCCATCCATTTGTAGAAATATGAGACGTTGCTGGGATTTCTGTTTTATTAAAAAAACCATTATGTTTTCTTGCAACTTCATGATAATCTTCAATTGTTACCCTGGCATATTTGGAACACACTGAACATCCAGTTTCTCCACAATTTATATTTGTGTAACTTGCTGACCAAATATGATTAAATTGACACATCCATCCTTCTATAGAAATAGAATTATTTTGAGGAATAATATTATTGATATAAGTAAATCCTCTTCTTAAAGCTAAATTCTTATAATCTAATAACACCAAAGGTATATTTCCAATACATCTATGACAAGCCCCAGTTTTGCTTTGTTGGATTCCATTATAACTATTGGTAAATATATAAGGAGATGTGTATATATCTTGCAAATTAATACATCTAGAACATGACCAAGCATTTTCTATACGTTCGTGTGTAGTTGTTGGGAAATAATCTAAGATATATTCAACACCTTTTCTTTTAGCTATTTGTTGATAAGATAGAAGTGTTTTTACACCACGTCCATTACAATCTGGACAACCATGTGTTTTACGACTTTGTAAACCATGTAAACAACCAACCCATTGATAATTACATTCAAATTCAGTTGTTTCATTTAAATCTTGATCAAAAATAGATCTCATGTTTTTACATCTCCATAAAGTTCCCTCTTTATGATGTTTATTTGTTGGATAAGTTTCCGATAAATATTCAAAATTTTTTTCTCGGGCTAAATCCAAGTATTGTCGAAAATTTTGTTCAGACATTTTTAAAATATTATAAAAATATTATAAAAAAATCAATTTTTATTTAGTTTGAGTTTTTTATTTATTAAATTAGAAACTAAAATTATAATATAAGAATTCAAATACATAATTATTTTATATCCTTTGTACGCTATGAATTTAGGAAAATAATATTATCTACATTTAGAACAATTTTGAAATTGTCCTTGTTGAAGATTATTATAATTAAACTCTGATAAATGATTATTTTGACACATCCAAGCATTTATTGGCACTTTTGCATTTTTTGGAATAATTGTTCCTATATATTCATATCCTTTTTGAGTGGCAAGAGTTTGATAATCAACCAAACTCTTTCTTTTATTATATACCCTAGGATTACACCCAGGACATTTAGATGGATCTTTTTCTCTAGTTATTTCTTTATAAGTAGTTGACCAAACATGTTCAGGATCATCTATTTTTTCTTCATCACAAGTCCATGCATTTATAGCACGTGTTTCTATATTTTGTGGAATTGTTTCCAAGATATAAATATATCCTCTATTTTCAGCAGCTTTTTTATAATCGTTAAGAGTTTTAATTGACATTTTTAAAAAATTAATTTAAACTTTTTTTAAAAATCAATTTTATTTTAGTTTTAAGTTTTTATTTTTATAAACTCAAAATTATATTACTCATTAATTAAATTATGCGAAACTATCCTTTTTTTATATATTTTCTTAATCTTATTTCATCTGTGTATATATAATCATAAGGAATGATTAAAATATTTAACCCATTTTTTTCACATATGTTTATTTTAGAAATATATTCTTTTTTCATTTTTTCTAAATTATTTATATCATCGTTATGGTAATATCTTATATACTCAGAATAATGTTTTCCTCTATAATCAAAACCTATTTTTAATTCTTCGTTAAATCCCGTCAAACTTTTATGGATACTGTTTTGTAGAATTGGTAAACAAATCAAATTAAAGACACCTCCAATTTTTCAGAAAAAATTCGTCTGCATAATTGTTCTGTCAAACAAATACAATATGGACACCATATATTTCCTAACACTATGTCATTATAACTTGCCCATCTTTTATGCCCATTTATACAAGTCCAATTCTGTGATTTTATATAAGTATATTCTGGTATATCAGAAGAATTATATATTTCTCCATTTGTTATTGCTAAGTTTTTATAATCTAATAACGTAATAATAACACTACAATTGTCACATTCACACCAATTATTATTAATAACCTTTTCAACTGATGTTTGAAATTCTGTTCCAAATCTGCATCGCCATCCATTTATATATTTTTTTTTCGTTGTTGCAACATTATCAAGTATATAAAAACCTCCCATAATTAATGCCTTCATTTGATAATTTTTTAATGAATTAACTGGATTTTTTCTACAACAATTACCATTAGTTATATGATTATATGTATTTTTAAATACATCATGATCTTGTATGTTACATTTCCAACCTAATACAGTAGTATGTGTATCATGAGGAATATAATTTAAAATATAATAGATACATAAATCATAAGCTGCTTTATGATATTCTGAAATATTGAATCTTTTTTTATCACCATCGCATTTAGAACACCATGTCCTTTATCTGTAGAATTGCCTTTTATACTTGAATAACTTGCTTCCCAAGTAGGATGTTCCAGTATGCAACATTTCCATCCAGAAATAGCAGTTTTTGTGGTTATATATTTAGGTAAAGATAAAGATTCTAGAAAGAATGTACCGCCTCCTCTATCATCAATATCACCCATTTTATTTGCCAATGTTATATAATCTTGATATGTTAATGTCATTTTTTATAATTTATTAAATGATAAGTAAGATAAAATCAATTATTTATTTACTGGTTTAAAATTATGAAAACCATATTCTTTTAAATTTGGTATATATAATAAATATCAATGTAAGAAAATTAAATAATTTTTTTTTAATTTTTATCTTACTTATTATAAATATAAAACAATGGCTTCAATTTGTACTAGCAATATGACGTCAGGATTTATCGACTTAGCGACCTTTGACGAAATAGAAAAGTACATGTACGGTGGTCCTGACGCCACTGCATACTTCGTGCGCGAAACTCGTAAATCCACTTGGTTCACTCAAGTCCCTGTTGTACTCTCGCGAGCATCAGGCTCTCCCGCTTTTGGAACTGAATGGTCTGTCGCAATTTCTCGTTCTGGTGATTATCTTCTTCAAACTTGGCTTCGTTTAACTACTCCAGCAGTCACTCTCGCTACCACTAACACCCTTGGTGCCAATAGCGCAGAAGCTCGTCTTCGTTGGTGCTCTAATTTTATGCATAACATCGTTAGAGAATGTTGTATTACTTTTAATGATCTGGTTGCTGCCAGATTTGATAATTATCATCTAGACTTTTGGAGTGCCTTCACGGTGCCCTCAGGAAAGCGCAATGGCTACAACAACATGATAGGCAACTTCGACGATATGACAAAACCTCATGCGCCAGGTGTCACGATTCCCTCCTATACTCTCAACCTCCCCTTACCATTTTTTTATAGTCGTGATAGTGGTGTTGCTTTACCTACTGCAGCACTTCCTTATAACGACATGCGTATCAACTTTAGCTTCAGAAATTGGTACGATCTCCTCATTGTTGATGATTTAGGAGCTTCTCCTGGTACTGCTCCATCAGCTCCAGCTCAACTTGCTGATATCGGTGGTTCTGCTCCTTGCCTTGGTAATACTCAGGTTTGGGCCAATTACGCCATCGTTTCTAACGATGAACGTAAACGTATGGCTTGCGCATTTCGTGATATTCTCATTGAACAAGTGCAAACAGCTCCAAGACAGACTTACTCTCCTGCTACTAATCAACAGCCCAGTTATGATATTCGTTTATCACACGCTATTAAAGTCTTCTTCTTTGCTGTTCGTAATACTACTAATGCTGCTGAATGGTCTAATTATACTTGTGCCCAACCTTATGTTCAGTCAACTGTTGTTGATAAATCTCCACCAGGTGCCGTAGATCCTATCTTACAAACCTCTTTAATTTATGAAAATACTGCAAGATTAGCACAAATGGGTTCTGATTATTTCTCTTTAGTAAATCCATACTATAACTCTCCTGTGATTCCTGTTGATACAGGTTATCATTCATATAGTTATTCCCTTGATTTTATCTGCCCTGATCCAATGGCTAGTACAAACTACGGTAAATTGACTAATGTCAGTATCATCCCAGAAGCTTCTCAAGGAGCTATTTCTGCAGCTAGTATTACAGCAGCTACTGCAAACATTCAAAATGGGTTAAATGTCGCACAAACATTTGAATTTTTATTTACGGCCGTAAATAATAACATCATCAGAATCAGCGGCGGCGCTTTGGGTTTTCCAGTGTTGTAATCAAATCAGAATTATGTATATTTTATGCTATGTTTTTCAATTATTTTATAAAATTAACTATTTAATTTTATAAGTTCTAAGAGTATATCAGAATTTTTATCGATCAAATCAGAATTTTTTTATAAATTTATTTTTTGGACTT